CAACCACGCCGAACATCGGCAATTCGTACGACATCAAGCTGGACATTACCTCTAGCTTTTTGGGTGGCGGCGCCCCCATAGGAACTTACGGCACTTGGCTTTCGCTTAGTTCAGACCGCACGTTTGGCGTTCTTCGCAGTTCATCTACGCCGGGTAACAATAGCGTAAGCGGTAATCTGTCTATACGTACTGGTGGCGTCACCGTCGTAACTGGCACCTTCTCTTTTGACGCGGAAGTCACATAATCATGGAAGTTAAGCTCGAATACCAACTTGGCCAACTGGATGCCCGAGTGCGGTCTATTGAAGAACGCAACAAGCACATGGAAGCCAAAATCGACAAGATGTACGAAGTCATTACCCGCGCCGAAGGAAGTTGGCGCACATTGGTAGCCGTCGGCGCGGCCAGCGCGGCAATTGGCGCTGTTTTTGTAAAAGTCGTAGAGTATATGTTCAAACTGGACTCGTGATGTTTACCGATAAGGTTCACAAATACTGGTTGAAGTCCAAAACCGTCCTTTGGAATCTGGCCATTACCTTGGCTGGTATCTGGTCGATGTTTGAGGGCTACGCCCCCAATCTCCGGGCTGTTCTGGGTGATAAGTGGTTTGGCATTGTCATGTTCAGCATTGGCGTCATCGGTATTTGGCTTCGTATCATTACCAAAGACGCCATTGTCCCAGCAAAAAAGGCCGTAGAAAATGACCTTATCTCTCGTCCTTGAGTTACTAGGCGGAGTCCGAGCCGCGGTATTTGCGCTCCTCGCCTTTCTTCTTTTGGTCGGTTTTGGCGTTCAGACGTTCCGCCTGAGTAGCGCCAAGAAAGACCTGTTAGTAGCCGAAGCAAGCACGGCCAATATGACGGCGGCCCTGAAGCAGTTGGAAGCTGAAGGTAAAGCCCAAAAAGCCCGAGCAGACAAGGCCGTGGTAGAATATGCGGAAGTCAAGATTAAACTTGACCGTGCCAAGGCGAAAGTCATAACCAAACTGGAAAAGGTCTATGTTTCTGACAAGCAAAGCCAAGAATGGGGTAGTGTGCCTGTTCCTAACGCTGTCGTTGAGCAGTTGCGCCAGCCGGCCCGTTAAGGTCGAGGTCAAGTATCAGCCGTTACCGGCTGAACTTGTCGTACTCGAAGACCCCTGTACGCTTGCCAACGACCCGAAGAACAAGGACCTTGCCGAAGCCTATTACCTGTGCTTCCTGAAGCTGGAAGCCGCCAATGCGCGGCTCAAGGCCATTAAAGAGATTACGAACTGATGGCGCTTCTGCCCCTCAAACTCCCGCCGGGCGTGTACCGCAACGGCACCGATTACCAGAGCCAAGCGCGGTTCTTTGACGCTAACCTTGTTCGGTGGTACTCCGATACGCTCCAGCCCATCAAGGGCTGGCGTAAACGTACCGAAACCCAACTGACGGGCGTTCCGCGCGCCATCCTGACGTGGCGGGCGAACAATGCCACCCGTTGGGCGGCCGTTGGAACGCACTCAAAGCTGTACGCGCTTGAAGGCGGTACGACGGTAGTGGACATCACCCCAACCGGATTTACCGCCGGTAGCGCCAACGCCACCGCGTCTGTGGGCTTCGGTACCCAAGACTTCGGCGAATACGCCTACGGCGTTGCCCGTCCGTCCACCACTACGTCTGGCTCAACCCCGGCGTCCATGTGGCAGTTGGACACGTGGGGGGAATACCTTGTTGCTTGCGCACCGCACGACGGCAAGATTTATGAATGGACGCTTAACACCGCTAACGACGCGGTAGCCATTACCAACGCCCCAACTAGCAACAAGGGCGTCGTTGTCACGTCTGAGCGCATTATGTTTGCGCTGGGCGCCAGCGGCAACCCCCGCCTGATTAAGTGGTCTGATGTCGAGGACAATACGGACTGGACGCCGTCGGCCACCAATCAGGCCGGTGACATCGAACTTCAGACCCCCGGAACGATTCAATGCGGCCGTCGTGTCCGCGCCGGTACCTTGATTCTCACCGACTGCGACGCTTGGATTGCCCAGTACCAAGGCCCGCCCTTCGTGTATGGCTTTGACCGGGTCGGTACGGCGTGTGGCGTGGTATCCGCCGGCGCTGTGGCCACCGTGGAAACCTACGCCGTCTGGATGGGCGATTCGGGCTTCTGGATTTACGACGGGTACGTCAAGCCCTTGCCGTCCACCGTGTACGATTACGTCTTCAGCGACATCAACACCGCCCAGATTTCCAAGGTCGTGGCCTTTAACAATACGGTTTTTGGCGAAGTCTGGTGGCACTACCCAAGTTCCGGCAGTAACGAGAATGACCGTTACGTGGCGTGGAACTACCGCGAAAACACTTGGACCATTGGCCAGCTTGCACGCACCGCCGGCGACGATTCGGGCGTGTTTTCCCTTCCTATGCTGGTCAGCCCTACGGGGTACGTGTACGAGCATGAAGTGGGCTTCAACTATGACGGTGCTACGCCGTACGCCGAATCCGGCCCCATCGAGGTTGGCAACGGCGACAACGTGGTGATGATGCGCCAGATTGTGCCGGACGAAAAAACCAAAGGCGACGTACAGGCTCGGGTTTATGCGAAGTTCTTCCCGAACGGTGCGGAAACGGCCTTTGGCCCTTACGCCATGGGTCTGCCTACGGACGTCCGTTTGACCGCCCGGCAAGTCCGTGTGCGCTTCGAGGGTATCCGTAACGCCGATTGGCGGGTGGGCATTATGCGTCTGGAAGGCGTCTTGGGCGGCAACCGATGAAGTTGCCCCGCCCGCCAGCCCGCTACGATGCTCGCTTTGCGGAATCCCAAAGCGCCGAGATTGAACGGGAGTTACAACGTAGCCACAAGAAAAACGAGAATATAGAACTCGGTGCTACGGCCATCATTATGACGTCCCCGAACGGCACCCGCTATAAATTAACCGTTGACAATTCAGGCGTATTAGGCACAACTGCGCTATAATATGGACAACATTATCCGCGAAAATGCCGAGAACGCCCGTCCATTTATTGAGGCGGCCTTGGAATATTCAGGCGGAAGTCACAATTTTGAAGATATTGTTGACGGAATACTGTCCGGCGAAATGCAACTTTGGGCTACTGACAAAGCGGCATTAGTTACTGAAATCCACCTTTGCCCACGCAAAAAGCGGTTTCACGTCTTTCTCGCCGGCGGCGACCTTGCCGAAATCACGCGCCTTGCGCCGATACTTACCGAATGGGCCAAGGGTCAAGGGTGCCAGCAGATAACTCTTACTGGCCGTAGAGGCTGGGAACGCAGTTTCCTTCAACAAGACGGTTTTTCAACTTTACAATATACTTTATTTAAGGACATCTAATGGGCAGTTCTTCCCAAAAGACCAAACAAACCATTGACCCGCGCCTTACTAACGCGGCGCTAAACGTCTTTGGTCAAGGTCAAGCCGCCGCTAATCAACTTGGCGTACGTAATATTGCCGGCTTTACCCCAGACCAACTGGCCGCCATGGAAATGACACGTGGCGCGATTGGTACTGGCGCTGGCGCAGTTAATCAAGCCGTTGGTACTGCTGGGCAAGTCGCTGGTTTTACGCCGGGTCAAGTTCAGGGTCAATCTTTCCTGAACGCCAACATCGGCGCATACATGAACCCCTACCTTCAGAACGTAGCGGGTAATGTCATGTCCGACCTTGACCGCCAACGCTTGATGCAACAAAACCAAAACGCCGCAAGTGCGTTTCAGGCTAAAGCCTTTGGCGGTTCGCGTCAAGGCGTTTTGGAAGCCGAAACCAACCGCGCCGCGCAAGAAAACGCCGCGCGTACCCTTACCGACCTGTATTCTGGCGGGTTCAATGCCGCCGCCCAACTTGCCGGTCAAGACCTCAGTTTTGCTCAACAAGCGGCTCTGGCCAACCAGCAAGCGGGCATTTCCGGTGCTGGCCTCAATCTGCAAGCCGCTGGCCAGTTGGGTCAGCTTGGCGGGGCGCAACAAGCCATGTCGCAAGCCGACATCGCCGCCCTCGGCAACGTCGGTTCGATGCAACAGCAACTTGCTCAAGCCACTACCGATGCCGAGCGTAACCTTATCCTTGAGAAGTTCCAGTTGCAACAAGGCGCTCTTGGTTCGCTGGCGCCGTTGGCTGGTAACGTCACATCTACCGCTAAAGTCACTCCTAGCTTCGGGCAAACCCTTGGCCAAGCCGCGCAAATCGCCGGTACGGCCATGATGTTTTCCGACCCGAGCATGAAAGAAAACGTCAAGCCGATGAAAGGCGCGTTGAAGAAACTTTCGTTCCTGAACGGTAGCACGTACAATTACATAGACGACGAAGACGAAACCCCGACTGGCGGTATCATGGCTACTGACGTCAAGAAAGTTATGCCGGGCGCTGTTAAAACTATGGATAACGGAAAGATGGCCGTTGACTACTCTAAGGTTACGGGTCTGCTGGTCGAAGCCGTTAAAGAACTGGACGACAAAGTATCTAGCAAAAAGAAAGGTAAAAAAGCATGAACTTCAACTTTCTCGGCAAGAAAGACCCGTACATGGGGATGACCGATACCGAAATGGCGTTGCTGGCCGGTAGCGGTGCGTCCAACCAGATGATGGCCAACGCCCAGATGGGGGGTATGCGTAACTTTGCTCCGGTTGATAAAATTGTTCCGAACACCCAAGCTATGCCCTCGCCGGCGTCTAGCGGTATGAGCATGGGCGACATGGGCCAAGGCTTGTCTGCGCTTGGCGGTATGCTTGGCGAACAGCAACAAATGGCCCCCGTTGAGTTTGCGCCAGTCCCAATGCCGCAACAAACCGCCCTGCCCAATCTTACCCCGCAACTCGCGCAGTTCGATTTCGCGGACTACCTTCGTAAACGTCAAGCCGGACTACTGTAATGGCCTATAATCCTCAGATGGAACAACTCAGGGCGTTGCAAGCCTTGACGCAACAAATTACCAACCAGTACGGCGGTGGAAATGACGTTAAGAGTGGCATATTGCAGAACGAAGCGTATGTTCAGGGCGCGCGCCAGCTAGGCTTGACTGATGCGGACATCGCCCAGACAATACGTAGCGTTCCGTGGAATGATTCGACCCGGTACATCCCGGCCCAGCCTACGTCCCAACAAGGTTTAATGGCAGACGAACTTGGCCCCGCGCCGGCTGATGCTATTTCCGGCACTATACCCGCGCCAGCCGCGCCGGCTCCGATGGCCGCACAGCCGGAAGCCCAACAAGGCCAGCCGTCGTTCTTCCAGCGCGTGGGCCAGCGCTTCGACCAAGCCGCTACGGGCGGCATTATTGACCCGACCACGCTGACCAAAGACCAGCGCCGTATTCTTCGCGGCCAACTGCTGATGAACGTCGGCGGGGCGCTGGCGCAAAACCGTCCGGTTGGCGAAGGGTTCCAACAGCAGTATAATATGCTGAATAAGCGCCAAGAAGAACAAGCTGCCAAAGCTAAAGCTGCATTGACCGAACAACAAGAAGCCACCCGCCAGCAAATATTTCAAACTTCAGATTGGAGTACGCCGGAAGGCGCGCAGAAGTTGGTACGCGATTTGGCGTCGGCGGGGTTGTACGATGACGCGATGGAAGTTACCAAAAATGTATCGCAAAAGTTCAAAGATGGCTATACGGTAATGAGCGACCCGGTTTACGGAACTATTTTGGTGGACCCGACTGGTAGATTGCCGTCGCAACAAGTTAAAATTCCGGGCGCTACGCCTCAGCCGGAAGGGATGTCAATGTATGACGCCGCCAGACTTGACCTTCAAGAACGCGAATTAGCGCTAAAAGAAGCAAAAACCGAAGCTGGTGGCGGTAAAATAGCGTGGACGCCTGTCGCTTTGCGCGATTATAGAAATGTATCAGGCGATTTGGCGGTGGCAGAGCGTGTTGATAAAACTCTTTCAGACAGCTTAAAATTATTTGATGCCGGACTTGACCTTGGCCCAGTTGCTAATGCTAAATACCAAGCCCTGAATTACGCGGGTACAAGCACCCCGCAAAGTTTGGCCTACGCTAAATTAATCGCAAATCTTTCTAAAATGCGAAACGATTCGCTTCGTCTTAATAAGGGCGCTCAAACTGAAGGCGATGCCGTCCGAGCATGGGATGAAATTGCGGCTAACCCGAATGATACCGAGGTTATTAAATCTCGACTTAAGGAAATTCAAGACCTTAATCGCATGGCGGTTGAAGAAAAACAATGGGCATTGTCTTTGTATGAAAACACATACCAGTCACTACCCCAACGCCCCGGCGGTACGCAATCCAACCCCGCCGCGTCCGAAACAAAATACACGGTTGGCCAACGTATTACCGTCAATGGCAAAAAATACGAAGTCATTCCCGGCGGGAGCGCAACCAATCCTAATTTGCGAGAAATAAAATAATGCCGACACTAGCCGAACTGCAAGCCCAAAATGAAAAGCCGCTAACTTTGGCGGATGTTCGTGGCCCAGCCAAAGTCGGTGGGTCGGGCGTTATGACTAACGCCGCGCAAAACCCGTTTGTCGCTTTGTCAAACAAGGTATCCGCCGGCCAGCAGTTGACTCCTAAAGAGCAAAGCCAGTTTACCGCCACCCGCAATATGTTGCTGAAGCGCGAGAAAGCCGGCGACCCGGTTGCTATCGACATCCTTGCCGCCGCCCGTCAGGGTCGTGTTGCTAACATGGGTACTTTGGAGCGTAATCTGGCGGGGCTGGGTTCTACGATTCAACAGGGGATGCTTGGCATTGGCCAAGACCTTGGCCTTGTTGACCGCAAACAAGTCGATATTGCCAAAGTAGGAGCCGAACCCTTACAGCAAACTACGGGCGGATTCGTTGGCAAAATGGTTGGCGATATTCTTCCGTTTGCCGCCGCCGCCAAAGTAATTCAAGCCCCGGCAAAGGCCGGCGCGATTGTGCGTAACGTACTAACCCCCGCCGTTCAAGCGGGCGGTACTGCCGCGCTTCTTCAGCCGGTTGGAACTGGCGAAAGCAAAGCTGGACAAATAGGTACTGCGGCGGGGTTTGGCGTAGGTGGTCAACTGGCTGGTGCGGGCCTTGGCAAATTGTACGGCGGCCGGTCTGCGGCTGTTCAAGCCGACCCCGTTCTTAGCCGCCAACTGGCCGCTACTGAAAAAGCCGGCGTTACGCTGTTGCCGCGCGATGTTATAAATAGCCCAATGTTTAATAAACTTGATTCCTTGCTAAGTAATGTTCCGACTTGGCCGTTTACCAGCGGTAGTGGTTCCGCCGCACGTCGTCAAGCCGAAATTAACCTCGCCGCCGGTAAACCGATTGGCGTTACCACCCCGTACATCCGCCCAGAATTGGAACTTAGACAAGCGGAGCGAAGCGTTGGAAAAGCCTTTGATAATTTTTGGCAACAAAAGAAAATTGGCGTTGATGTGGACGATTTCTTTGCATTGAATAATGCAAAAGCTGGAATTGTGCGGGATAGTGGTGGAAGCACTCAAGGTAAAGCGGTTACTAACCAGATTGATGAGATAATTAACTCCGCCAATAAAGGGCCGTTGTCGGGTAATAAATATACCGCCGCGCGTAGGCGTCTTTTGACTTTAGCCGGAAAGCCCGATACGGCGGAATACGCTAGAACCGCATTAGATACCCTAGAAGGCATCGCATCTAAAAATCTTAGCCCGGCCCAGCTTAAAGACCTTAGTAGGCTTCAAGTTAAGTACGCCGACGTAAAGCGTGTTGAACAAGCGGTAAACGTCAGCGGCGATGTAAACCCAAATATTCTAGCCACTAATATATTGAAAAAACGTAAAACTGCATCCCCAGAAATGCAGGCTTTAGCTTCCGCCGCGCCGGTTTTATCTAATCCAGTCCCGGTTGGCATTGGTACTGCCGAAAAACTAATTGGCGGGGCGGGGATTGCTGGTACCAGTCTTGGATATATCAACCCTAAAGCCGCGGCGCTGTTGTACGGAACCGCCGTTGCGTCCAAATCCCCACTCGTTGCCCAATACCTGATGAAAGGCGCTCCGGGCGTTGCGGCAAAAGTACCGCTTGTTGGCCCACGTTTAGCCCAAGCGATGCCCGCGCCAGCCACCGTTTCTGGCGTGTTGAAGCCAGCCGGTTTTGTTGCTGGCGGTGCGGAAAGTGCTAGGGACAGCAAAGCCGAAATGGAACGCCGTCGTAAGGAACTTATCCGCCGTCAAAGTCTTCTCAATCAATAAGGAAAAATGATATGCCAATGGTAAACAGTAAGAAGTTCCCTTACACCGCTAAGGGCAAGATGCAAGCCAAAGATTACGCCGCTAAAATCGGTGGCAAGATGGCTTCCAAGCCCGCCAAGAAGCCGATGAAGAAGAAGTAACATAAAACCCCGCCAATCGGCGGGGTTTATCTTTTAGCGTATTTGCATAAGTTATTTACGTATTCCGGCCATTTTGTAAACTCATGCGCTCCCGGTGTTCGTAATCGTCACGGCAGTCTTTGTCGCAGAACAGCGCCGCCGTCTTAACGGGTTCCTCGCAGTTGTAGCAGAACCCGGTGAACTCCATGCGAGTTACCACCCTGTTCTTGGTTTGCAGTTCAATCATCTGCTCGGAAATTTGTTGGGCCAAATCAGCTTCGTCTGCCATAAGTCACTCGTTAAATTCTAAGGTTGCCATTATTTGTAACACAGCTTCCGATAAGCCGTCAACAAATCCTTCGTTTTCGGACAAATCAGGGCGTCCCATGTGGTCTAAAACACAATGGACAACCTCGTGGGCAAAGACTTGAGCGTAGAAATGCTCAGACCATTCCTTGCGGGGCTTGGCCAAGCATATCATCTTTTCCTCTTGGCGCCACTCCCCGTGGGCATCCTTTAACCGGACGCCCTTCTTAACGGTTATGGTATGGACGCCAAGTTTGAAGCTGTCCGGGATTTTCATTTAACCATCCTTGAGTTGGTAAGGGCTTGGCTTGGGCGATATTTGCCGCCTCGCCTAGAATTTTCGGAATGAGTGACCCATTCCATGTTCGATATTTCATATCCTAGTTCTGGGTCTATGCGGTCAACGGTTGGCGATAATTTACGGTCATGCCCAGCGGCTTCCCATTCTGAAAACAACAAATGAAACACCGGCGATGCCAGCGCCCATTCATAAAACTCCGACTTTGGCAAAAGGGCTTTACCTTTATACAAATGCGCTTTATGCTTTTGCACGCCGCGTATGCGCGATTGCATATTTCGGTAAATTCGCATTAACTTCCCGGGTTTAGTCCTTTCGTACTTTTTTGTGGCGGCGTTTTGCGTTTTGGCGCGCCACAGCCGCTTTCTCTCATTCACGTTCATTTAACATCCCCAAGTTAAATATGGCTCGGCTGTAAATTCCGTGGCACTTGTCCAAGTCGATGCGTTGCATTTGGCGCATTGAACGGTATCCGCTGGCGCTGTGCCATGCGTCAGACGCGGCCAGCGTATTAAACGCTTCTACCGTACAACCGCGATACTCTTGGTGCTTAGTGTGATGGATGTGACCCGTCCACCAATAACGGTGCTTTGCTTGGCCCCACATGGCGGGGCGGTCAGCGGCCATAATAGACGGCAAATCCGCAATCTTTAATCGGTCGCCATGAGTAACGCCAATAAGCACGTTGCCGAACTCAAAGTAATGGAATTTACCGGGGGTCATATCAACGGTAACGCGCGGCTCGTTTTCATAATACAATTTCATGCAAATTGCCATCCACCCGGCGCTGTCGGGGTTATGGTTGCCTTGCGCTATAATCAACCGAACCGTTTTGTGCTTTTGTAGCATCCTTCCGACGCAATACCGCAACGCTTCTACCGCAATAAAACAGACTCGGCGGAAACGGGTGTCCACGTCAAGTAAATGGCCGGAGCCGGGAGTTACATTGGAACGGTTATCCGCGTGCAAGAAATCGCCAACGTCAACCAGTACGCCATGCTCTGACACCGGCGCGGTATCAACCAAATGGTCCAACGCCGCGCGCAAATCTCGGCTGGCGATATTAGTATCAAAATCCGCACCGGTTTCTTCGCCCCACGCATACATACCAAAGTGGGCGTCGCCAATTATGTACGCGCTCATGCTGTTCGTAATGCACGCTTTTGGCGCGGCAATAGGTTTTGCCAAACCTTTAATCGGCGTCGCTAATTCCCGAACAACTTCTTCAACCAAATGGTCGGCGCTTTTTTCAGATTTAGCTTTGACCCATTGAATCTTGATGTTGCCTTCGTCATCGTACAGGGTGGAAACACCGCCGACGGAATAGCCGGGCGGTACCGCTTTGGTCATGCCGTAGTCGGGGGCGTAACCGCGCGCAATCATGCGCTCGACTCGGCGTTGTACGGAGCGTAAGTTCATGCCCAGCTTGTTTGCTACTCGGCTCTTGTTGCCCTTGAACTCGTCAAGGGCGGCTACAAAATCGGCTTCAGAAATAATGTCCATAATCAGTCCTTAAAAGGGTATTACGTTTGTGCCGGAAAATTCGCTAACGGCGTCGTAATCGCCAACGAGCAATTCTATACCACGGAATCCGCGCAGTCCACTCGCGGTATCCCGCCAGATGGTAAGGCCACGGGTCTTGAGGGCTTGGCTGAAGCGTTTCTGGCTGTATCCAAGTCCGGCCTTCTCGCCGGTTTCTTGGCACCACTTAATCCAGTCTTGATACAAGTCCTTGCTGAATACGGTGGCGTTGGACCGCATGACGCAACGGTCTGCAATCCAACGGCCCAGCGCGTCCTCGCCTTCCAGATATTCTTCGGTGGCCGACAGCACCACGTCTGGGGCGGACAGGCCCGCGGCGTTCCAGATGACCGAGCCTTCGATGGCCCACGCCAAAATCTGCGGGTATTCTTCGCGGAGTTTGTCGGGCAGTTCGTGGTCGGGCTTCGGCGGGCGGTGCGTGAACGGGACAAGGTGCATCCGGCGTTTCATCGCGGCGTCCACGTTGGCCAGTTGCGGGGCGTGGTTGCCGGCGAACAACAGGGTGAACTGCGGGGTAAACGTGAAGAAGTCTTGGCGCATGAAACGGGCCTTGATGGGGTCGCCACCAGTCAGGCTTTTTAGCTTTGCTTC